ATTTACTGGAGGATGTTGATGATCTCCTCTAGCTAATTCATTTGAAGTTCCTGCTGAACCTCCAGTAGTAGTAACTAAAGGTACATTATCTTCAAAATCCGCACTTAAAGTAACATTGGAGTTTAAACCACCACCACCCTCTAATCCATTACCTGCAATGATTTGTCTAGTAATAGGCACATAATTAGAGAAGGATGCAGTTACTGTAGTAATAGCAGTCACACGACCTGTTGCATCTATTGTGACAACAGGTATATCAGTTGTGTTTCCATATGTTCCTGCTGTTGCACCTGAGTTAGCTAATTCAGTGCTTCCTATACCTCCAACAGCTACACTGAGCGTTACATCAGAACTTAATGGACCGCCTCCCGTCAAAGCAGTTCCAGCAATTACTTGTCTCGTTGTAGGAACACCTGCAACCTGAAGTAAATCACCTGCTCTAACTTGATAACTCACGCCTTGATAATTGAACAACAACATACCATCGGCAGATGCCACAGGTGCTGTTGGTAACTGACTGACCCGTGTGGGTATTAAATTACTGGGAACTTCAACCATTAATCCATCTCCAAATATTTATTACCGTCTTCTGTAGTAATAAATTCATCGCCAGCTTCTTGTATAACACCTGCAGGGTGTGTGTTAATATTTGTATCTGGTCTAACAAAAGGTAAAACAATTTGATCAGGCTCCCTTGGAGCTAATCTATACGGATCAAATTCATCTCTGTCTGCTTTACATACCATAAGTCCTGGATCATTAGGATCTGGAACTAAATCAGCTAAAAAGAATTTTAAAGAGCATCTAGCACAAATGCCGATACCATATGTTGGTTGACCTGTTGGATCTAAATAAATACTCATCTTGTATACGGTCCAATTCCAGGATTAATTTGTGTTGGTGATCCGTCACCGTCACCGTCCCAAGCTCTTTGCATACTAACAGCCGCACGTTGTTCTAACAATGGAACAATATTAACATCGACACTTGGAGTTTCACTAGCAACTTTTGAGGCCAATCCATTTACAATTGCCTCTAACCACCTATTTGGAATTTCAATTTCTTGTTGTAAAGTATTTGTGTCCATTACAGATCTATGTCTCCACAATATTAATTGTGTAGTTTCAGATACTAAATTAGGAGCAGGCCAAATGTTAACAACAGGTTGTGCAACATTTCTTTGAAAATAATAAGTGCTAGGCTGACCTGAAAAAACAGTGTTGCTTTGATTTACATACTGATCTCTATTAAGCCTACCTAATGGTATTTCCATAGGCATATTACCCAACGTAATAGTTGTATAATTAATAGTTGAAACACCGTCAGTTGGAATAATTTTGAAATATTGATAAGCCAAGGCTGGCACAATATCAGTCCAAACTATGTCACCAGTTTGAGCTAATGCTCCCGTAGATAAATTAAAACTGTTAGTGGTAGCTACTGTTGTAAAGTTAACACCGTCTGAACTCACTTGAAATGTCAATGGAATTGCAGTTGCTGACCATTTCACTCCCACGGTGTTGACAATTGTTGCTGTAGTAAAATTAACTAGATAAGAAGTATTAGTAGTTGTTATTGTACCCGTAGGAAATTGAGGTTGTCTAAAGTTTAAATTTAAAACATCTACTGTTCCTAAAGGCAAAGTTACAATAGGTTGATTTTGGTAAAAGGGAAGTATTACTTTTTCAATACACCAACTAGGAACTCTGATATTAGAAAGATCATCAAGCATAAATGCCAATGAATCCATTGCATAATCTTGCATTTCAGAAGTAATAGCTTGTGCAGGCAATCTGCAACGCCTGAAAGCGTGATCAACTACTTTTAAAGAATTAAAAGTTTTTACACCAATATTTCCAGAGTACGCCATAGCAATCCTTTAGTTACTTACTGGATGCTGTTACAGCAACTCCCCTTGTAATTGATTAATTTACCAACTTTTACGTTTAAACTGACTATCTCCTGGCATCATTTTGAAACCATCGACAGAGCCACCTTTGCTCATGTCCATCGTTCCAACCGCTTTGTAAGCTCTACGCCCCATAGATTTCTCCATGCCTTTGCTTTCATCGCGCCTGTCTTTCATAGACTGTGATTTTTTGCCATTTCTGGCACCCATCGACTCATCTAATTTATCATTGTATCCTTGTCTTCGCATTATTTTCTCCAATTCAGGCTTTGCTTTTGATCATAGGTGAACTTTTGTGAGTTGGGTAGCCTTTAGAACGACCACCTATTTTTTTTCTTTGAATGTCGTATTCCGATTCATCACGCAATCTTTTCATTTCATCACGAGCATTTCTTTCTCTTGATGAAACACGTTTTAATTGTTGTGATTTATCTCTACGTTCTTGAGCATCCTTGGGTTTTCGTCTTCGTACTCGTTTCATTTCATCAGCCGCATCGTCTTGCACGCCAATAACACGAGCCTCTTCATCACGAATATTAGGATTAACTTTACCACCACGAGCTTTTTTCATGCCTTTAAAAGTTTTAGCAAGATTAGCTCTTTTTTGAGTAGTTGCAGATGGTTTACTACCACCTTTTGTAGCAGGTTTTCCTGATGCAAGTTTGTTAAGAACCCCAGAAGGAATTTTACCATCCTTCATTTTTACGCCCTCACCTTTTACATAACTAGTAAGTGCTCCTGGTTTTTTAACGGCTCCTTGTATCCAGTTTTTAGATCCACCTTTTTTAAATGTTTCGACTGTTTCTTCAACAACCACCACATCACCCATTGGAACTTTGCTCTTTCTGCGAGTCATACCCCGACTCTCATCCCTACGATCTTTATAGGATTGTTTTTTGGTGCGTTCTGCTCCGTCCCTCGCGCCTAAACTTTCGTCTAAACGATCATTAGATGTTTGACCACCTCGTTTCATATTTTTAGTTGACAAAGACCCTGTGTATCCAAAGTCTTTGTCAAAATGCCATCCTTGTCTAATGCCCATTATTGATCTCCAGCTATAGCAGGAGCGTAGACTTTTATACCATATAAAATAATAGTATAAGTATCTCCTGATGAGGCGTTTCGTGTACTAAAAGCTACATCACCAGCATTGTTGGTTCCCATAGCTCCAGTTGCATTATAAGGTATAGAAGGATCGTACCCAATGTCATATAATTGACCTTTAGGTATAGTTAAAGCTATGTTGTTACCACCATTTCCAATCCAAATAATATCTACCCCCATGTCTTCAGTTTGAGCATAGATTTTAGAAATTTTTATACCAATACAAGCTAAACCCTGAGAACTAGGACTTAAACCTGATACATCAACTTTAGTTACTTCTGATTCGCCAGTTCCATCAGAGATATTAGTAAATTTAGCAATATATAATCGCTCACCATCTTGAAGAACTTGAGTTGTGACTGCATCAGCCATAATTCACCTCCCTTTAAGAGAGATTGTTGTTTTGAATATACATCACAGTCAATGTAGCAACGCCAGATGTACCATCACCTGTGGCACCAGTAAAATCTGCTAAAACTTCTAAATCGGCTGTACCTACATTAGTAGCCTCAGTATCTAGTGTTCCATGCGTTGTACCCGTAGCCTTAGTGTTAATTCCATTTAGAAAAGCGTCTGCATCAGCAGCAGTTCCAACAGAAATCACAGCAGCTCCAGTGTCATCTCCTGCGGTAGTTACATTCAAAATAACATCCACTATTTGTGACTTTGCAGGTATTACGGCAACTCTCTGATTAAGTTGGCTTGCACCTGTGATATTAGGAATCATTGACTGAGCCATAACAACAGATCCAGTATTAGCGATATTAACTCCAATATCCGTACCAGTTGTTGCAGCTATAAGTCCTGCTTTAATAGGACCAGAAAAAGTAGTTGTACCCATTTTTATTCCTCACATACGAGTTGTGTGTATTTGTCTGTATGTAGTCAGTGGGGAACTGTCAAATACACAATATAAAAACCCCAAGAAAATCCCTGTCGGCACTTTAGGAATACCGACAGGGTTTAGTGTTAAACTCCAGCTGTGCCGAACACTCCACGAGGATCGGTCCAACCAAAAACATAACGCTCTGTAGCTTTATAACGCATGGAGTCGGTTTCAAAATCACCTTCCATAGATTTCTCTAAACCTCTACGCATTAAAAGTTTCAAACCGTCAGGTGCATCTGTTTGAATCCACCAAGCAGTTTGAGAAGTAATACGAGACAGATTGCCCTGACCTTCCGACAATAGACCCATTGATTTAACAGGGTTGATGTCGTTGTCAGCAGTTCCTGTTCGTAGAACTGATTTCAACAAAGTTTCAGCTTGGAACACGTTAGCAGGACCCGTGACAATCTTTTTAGGAGTCAATCGAATACGCTTACCGTTGTTGTCAACGGCATTACGGATTTGAATTAACAACTGCTCAAGAGAAGTCTGAGACAATGCTGCAGCGTTATTTAACTGATTACTAAACGTACCATTAACAATTGGATGCGCCGCATTAACAAGAGATACACCATCACCGCCAGGAAAAGCTGTGTTAAATGCTCTATTGAGAATATTTGCACCAAGTGTTTCTTTGGTTTCAATCAAAGATTGAGCTAGGTGTTTAGCATAAGTCTGTCCGATACGGATGTGATCACCGTCTTCTACCAAAACTTTGGTTAGAGCAAATGCTAAACCATAGACTTTGTATAGATAACGCTGAATAAACAACACGCCACCAGATTGATACGTTACCGCCATGCCATCAGGCAATTCAGGAGCCGCACCAAAGCCATAAAGAACTGGTTCTTCATGGTACTGACGAGGAATACCTTGCTGTTCACTGAAAACTTCTTTCCATTCATCAGCACGTTGCTCGTATATTCCATCAAAGACTTCGTTCAAGATAGGTTCAACTATTGAACGAAAGTCGGTACTACGCATAGGAGTAGCCATAGTTCAATCCCTCCCTTAAACCGAATTAACTGGAGCTTTATATTGGCTCTCGTTAATTCTAACGGTAGCAACAACATAAGCATCAGTAAGTGTACTATTCGGACCACCTGTGGTTCCTTCAAAACCAGTAATCTGGAATTGACCTTGAGTGGCTTGTATAGCTGTAAGTTTACAATTAGAAAGTCCAGTAGAAGTAGATCCACCTGGAGATGCTACTGTCCAATCACACTGTTCACCAACAGCGGTTTGAACCGTATCAGTTCCAGCAGTTCCTGGATTGTCGTACTGAACAGCAAAGAGAATTTCTGGATCATCATAGACCCAAGCAGTTATCTCTGTTGCAGTTATTCCCGTAGGCCAAAAAGGTGATACTGTGGGTCTACCCAAAGCATCATTATATTGACAGCCTGCAAAAATACCTAAAAGGCTAATACCGCCAACTGAACCGCTACGAGTGCCATCATTAGTACCTAATTGAATAACACCTGCATCGACCAATTTAACAGGATCGCCTTGGAATACGTTTTGAGCGTATCCACTTGCTATTGTATAGGCTTTCGCAATTATCTGCCCACTATTGTGATAAGACGCACGAAAGCCAAAAGGTGCAGAAGTCGCTGACATCTTGCATTTCTCCTATTGGTTGAAAGTTAAGGTTGTGTTAGGTAAGATCAAATCGACCCTCCCTATGTTCACCAATCTCCCGTGTACCATCACCCATGTCTATGCGACTGCCTGATGCTTTTGCTTGTTGCTCCATAAATTCTGCCGTATCAGAAAGTTTTTCCTCTTCTCTTGCAGGTGCATTATGGTGTGCTTCCATCATAAACTTTTCGTATAATGACATTGGAAGTTTAAAAGCAAGCATCTCATTAACCCCAATGAAACCGTCCCAATCTCCACCTTTCAGTGTAGCGTATTCCCAACCAGGAACTTCCTCTGGTTTCACTGGCTCATAGCCTAATCGGATACGCTGTTGGATTGAGTCTCTAGGGTTAGTTGTCGTGAGCCAACACATATGCCAGCCCGGTATTTCTGGTAAGTCGGGTAAACTAGATTGGAAAAATTGTTGCCTGAACATTTCTACCCTCTCATCTTCAGATACTTCACGGTTACTTGTAACTGGACGATCTTGCATCGCCCTATTCACCCGATTACCCCCAGAGGATTTCTTAATTCGTTCGTCTGACATTTTTATGTCGCTCCTTTTCAGCGATTGGAAAACTATAATTTGAATTTAAAAAAAACACAAGCCTGTTTACGCTCTGTTTTCTTTATCGTACTCAGCATAACGTTTGACA